CCACGGCGCGGCAGCACCAAGACCAGCCATCATGCCTGATCCAGCAGCCCCTGAAGCCGCATTAGCAGCAGCAGCTTCGGTTAGTCCAGTACCAACAGTACCAATAGCGTTACCACCTGCACCTGCAGCTACCTCAGCCATTGTTGCACCTTCTGCGATTGGAGCAGCAGATGTTGCTGTTGAAGTAGGAGAAAATGCAGTTTTAATTTTAGCCAAAGCGTTTTCAAACATTGGCATTGCAACCTCTTCACCTTTTGCCATAGCTTTCTTTTTTGCTATAGCAGCTGCTTGTTGTTCTAATGTAGGGTCTTGTGGTCTTCCTGCTAGAGGAGGAGTGTTGTATTTTAAATTATTTCTTCTAGCTTTATCACCAGCCGTTGCAACTCTAACCGCCATTACTTACCTCCACTACTAGTAGTTTTAGTTTCTGTACCAGCACCTGCAAGATTAGCAAAGAAGTTAGCAAGAGATGTGTCTTTAGCTTCAGCTTCTTTTTGTGCTTGTTGCTGGAATGTCGTACCAGCTTGACCGATTTGTTCAACACCCATACCAGCCATTGCTTGACGATCTGATTGGTATTTACCAGCACGATCTGCTAGTGCACCTTGCATTGCTGCTTGACTACGTGCTGACCCTAACGATCCAGCACCTGAGGCCATTCCAAGAGAAGAACCCATAAGGTTTTTAAGAGCACGTTCTTCTGCAGCACGAGTGTCATAAATACCAGTACCCCGAACAGCTTGTTCACCTAGTTGTTGTTGGTAAGAAAGAGCACGTTGTTGAGGCTCATTAAGACCTGCTACTAATTGACTAGGATCTTTTTGTGTATCTCTAAGTCTTGCTAAGTTAATATCAAGACCTTCTCTGATTTGTGGTTTAAATTCTTCTGGTATTCCTGATACCTGTGTTTGTGTATTTCCACCGCCACTACCCATTTGCATTCTCCTGATTTATAATACCATGTGCTGAGTAGTAGGCCTCTGCACCGTATTTTAACTTTAATAAATTAACATAGTTTTCTGAATGCTCTATCATTCGAATAGAATCTGCTCTCCATCGTGAACCACCATGACTTTTTACATGGTTAATCATTGCATCGAATAATTTAGTTACAGTAAAAGGAGTTGCTGTATCTTTGTCTACAATACAATCCTTAACATCCATTGTACATAAGTTATTATAGTAACTATTATATGTAGAACCTAAAAGAAAACCTATAAGTTTATTATTTTTATACTCACCAATGGCGATATAATGTGGGTTGTTTTCTTTTTGTTTGGCTACAATTTTTAAGAAAAAAGAAATCCATGCGGCTTCGTTTCTTTCGTATCCACCGTATAGATTTTCTTTAGTTGACTTATTCATAAGCTGTATAGCTTCAAATACGTCATTGTCCTCTATAAGTTTTATCATTGTTGGTTTACCTTTGATTGCAAATCAGCAAAGTTAGTAGACTCTCTAATATCTTTAAGCAGCTTTATGTTTTGTTGTTCAAGATCGTTTATTAATTTTACCATCTCAAGCAATGTAAAATCTAAAGCAGGTTGCTCTGTGATAGGAGGGTTTTGAATTGACATTATTTAACACCCCCTTTCATAATACCTAACTGCATACCAGATATGTTCCACGCTTTTGTATTAGTACCTGAATAACTACTACTAGTATCTGCAGCCGCATCATCAACTCTGTAGTTTAAGAAACGACCTGTAATACGAACATCAGTTTTATAAGAACCTGCAACAGTAAAATCATTTACAGTTAACTTATTTGCTTTAGAACCTGTTTGTGTATTATCTTCAGGCGTTGTTAAGTAAGCTAACTCTCCAGGGTTATTAGTAGACCTTGCACGTATTTGTAAGGTTGCTCTTTGAGGCTCACCACCTACAGTAGCAATTGTTCCACCATCAGCCCATAAAGCAATACTGCTTAATGTTTCAGTATCAAAGTTAGGCGTTATAGATAACTGTTCTCGTTCTGCATAAGATATGTATGGTGTGCCACCAAAATCAAAACCTAGATCAGCCGACCTGATACGATTAAACAATGTACCAGATGTGTATCCGCTTTCTGCAAAGATAGGAAATATTTTATTAGGGTTAGTTTGACCACTTGACCACGGTCTTACAATATCAAACGTAGTACTAATAGACGTTCCTGTAGTGCTTTGAGTTGGACTACTAGCTGCTACTAAGGTTCCTTCAGCTGCATTAGTTAACGCTGTTGTTGTTGGAGCAACACTAGCCGATACTACTTGTGTAGCAGGGCTAAACGCAGTAACATAGTTAGCTGTAGAACTAAACTGACTAGGACTAATTACAATACTTGTAGGTGCTGATGTACTATCAGGTGTTACAATCAATGCATTGTTAGTACTAATCTCTGCTAAAGCTGCTAGTAATGCGCTTTGCAGAGTAGCTACAGTACCATTTGGTTTAGCTAACTCTGCAGCATTTTGAGTTGCATCAGCATTATAATACAAGGCAAGATAAGCTGAGTCACTAGCTGCCCCTGAGTCACCATAAGTGTCATCATTAGCTGCTGCAGTAAAACTAGGATCAAGCAGTCGGCCTGGGCCTTCACCATAATGCCTATCAAAGATTACACTACTACCACTTGTTGTGTTAATTGTAATCGTAACCCTTGTCATTTTTGCATAGATAGGATCTACACCATCAGTAACTGCAATATCACTTCCTGTAGAATTAGCAATAAGAGGAGACACTAATGTGCCTGTCCTTGTATCGCCATTAACTACTGTGTAAGCAAATGCACCTGTAATAGCTTTTCGATCTACAGCTGTAAAAGTTAACACAGCATTAGAACGAGTTACAGTAAAATGAGTTGTATCTGTCCATGCTGCTTGCAAAGCTGTAGCTATTTGTATAGCAGTAACTTCAGCTGTGTTTTGAGTGCCTGGATTGTAAGCGGGATAGGTGCTTGTGTTATCAAAGTTTATTGTAATCGGATTACCTAAAGGTGGTGTAAGAGTTACACGATCCGTTGTTGTGTGTGCTGCTACACCTGCTATTGTTTGAGCACCTGTAAAATTACTACTACTAAAACCAGAAGGTAATGTTCCTGCACTTGTTATTGCTACACTAAAATTATTAGTTATTACACCTACTGTAGCAGAAGTGGCTGTTACAAGCCCTGTGCCTGTAGTTGTAGACCATCCACTGTTGGCGTTTATAAGCCCACTGACAGCCGTTACAACTGTTGCCCTTGTCTGAGTACCACTAAGAATTGTAGAGCTTGTTGTAGAGTCTGGAAAGGTTACTGTAAGAACAGGTTGTGGTATACTGTTATCCACACCTGTGGTTACTACTGTAACTGAATCAGTAAGATTACCACCAAAAGTAGTTTCTGTATAAGACGTACCACTATAGCTAGTTGCAAATGCAATTGACAAAGCACTATGATTACCACCGTTTACAGAAGTAAACCTTACATTATTTCCGTTAGCTGCAACACTATAGATAGCACTAGCAGAACCATTAAAGACAGCAAGAGCAGATAGCTTAGTAATGATATCATCTCTAATCGCTGTTTGAGCCGTAAGACCTTTTGCAAGAGTAATTGTCTCGTTGATTGCACCTTGCACCCCACTTACGGCAGGAGCCGTTATTGTCATTGAAATAGCAGGGCTAAGTGCTGCAGTAATACCATACACACCAACACCTGTAACTGTAGAGTTAGGTGATATGTTAGTTGTAGATCCACTTCCTGAAACTGCAAAAGTAGAAGTACTAAATGCACGAGGTCCAGGAACATCTGAAGTTAGTGTAAGAACATTAGAAGATGCAGAAGCTGTAAAATCAGCAAGTGCATTGTTTGCGTTAATATAATCACGTATTGCTGCAACAAACTGTGTCATAGTAATTGTAGCACCGTCTGCATAACTTGTACCAAGTATAGCACTAGCAGGAAAACTAACATTACCAATAGTACTGTCACCATTTATAACAGCACTAGCTCCACCATCAAGATGTGTAGTTTTATTTCTGTCATAAGTAAATGTAGAACTTGAAGGGTATGTAAGTGTGCTTGCAGCATTAACTGTGTTTGGTCCAGTATCACCTGTAACTGAAAGGTCTACTACCTCTAACACATCAGTAGTAAAGTTACTAAACGTACTTACTGCAACTGTTTTAGCAGCTTTAGTACCTGTTGTAACTCTTGGTGTAGCACCATTAATTGTTACTGCTTGAACTTCTTTTTTACCGCGATTAGTATATCCTGCATTACCGCTATTGCCTGTTGCGGCAATTGTTGCAGTCGGTATGCCACCACCCTTAATTGGACCCACATCTCCAGCTGCAACTGCATCAAGGTCTCTGATAGTCCACGTATTGTCTCTATAATTCCAGATAAGAGCTTCATCACATTCCCCTCCAGTTGAGTTTAGTGTAGGGTAACACACCCATATTTCTTCTTCTTGATGATTCTGAAGGGTGAACAGTTGGCGTTCATGTATAGGATTTAGGTTATTATAAAAGTATTGGGTGACTCTTTTACCTGAAAGCGACTGTATATTTCCTGGGTTTCCAGCAAATGTGTAAATATCATTAGTCCCCACCACAAAATGTTTACCGTCATATTCAACTACGGCCCCTGTAGTAAGACACCCATACTCATCTGTATTAGGTGCAAAAGACACAGGCGCTGTAGTATTACCAGTAAGACGCATAACGTGTATACTGTCTGAACTATAGATATACATATTACCTTGTAGTGATTTCATTTCTTGAATAACGTTAGTTTCTGACAAAGTAAATTCATCAGCAGTACTAACGCCAGCAGCAAAAGGATTCCAGTTATTAGGAACTGATCCAGGAACTGCTACATCAGATGTACGAACTACACCAGATAGTCTACGAATAATAGTAGTTGGTGTAACAGAATCAACTTCAGTTAAATCACCTGCAACAAGCAAATCGCCAAACGATTGAACAATACCTGCTCGTACATTTACAGGGTTTCTAGATTTAATTGTAGCCGTAAGTGTATCATTAGCTGTTAGGTTTCCAATTACAATTACTGTTGTGTTAGTATTTGTATCGGTATATATTTGAAAATTATTTCCACTTACTGTAGGTATAGTTCCTGGCAATGCTCCAGGGACAAAGTTAGTTCCGTTAACTGTTCCAGAACCCGCAGGGCTACCTGCTTGTGCGGTTTTAACGTGTGTACCTGTAACTAAAATTTCGTTTGCAGTAAAATCTACCTTTTGACCAAGATCAAATACAGTACTATTTCCAGATAAATAAGTATCGCTATGTACTATTTGTTGTACATTATAACTGTCCCATCCAGGAAGTTCTGCTAAAGTGATATTATTTATATTAGTATTTCCTGGAGCGTCTAATATATAATGCGGTTTATCAATTCCATTATTAATAATAAAAGAAAATCCACCACTAAATAAAGTATGCTGCCAACCATGTGTTGTAAAAGCAAACCCATCAGTCATACTAGCAGGTGTAATATCTTTCTTTGTCCCTGTGTGATCTTGTATGTAAACCTTTTGACCCACAGTAATACCAGCACGAACATAATCTACTACCCAAACATAATAACAACCATGCGGTGCTTTGTTAGGGTTTTCCCAAACTGCAAAGTATCTAACCTGACCAAACAACTCATTTGCTGGTACAAGATCTTCTACAATATTATTAAGTAATAGCTCTCCTGATATCTTACGAACCGCACCATCTTTAAATCTAACGTTACGTACATTTGTAAATACATTTGGTGCTAAAGCAACAGGAGGAGTATCAATGATAACCCCTTGAGATGCGATATCGGTAACAGAAATTGTTTCTTCTGCCATGTTACTCCTCCGTTAATTAATTACTAAGCGCACTCTTTCTGGCCTGTAAGCGGGTCGATGAAGCAAGCTTCAACCTTTCCCTTTTCTTCAACCATTTCCTCATTCGTGCCAGATACCTTCTCTTCCGTTTCCACGGTTTCGTTGAAGATACCAAATCGTTTTCCACTGATCCTGAACGTAGTGCATCCCTTCGCCCCGCCCTTCCAGGCATCAACATACACTTGTTTAAAATCCTCATATGACACATCTTCCCCCACATTACAAGTTTTAGAACATGCTGAGTCAATATAGTGTTGAGACAACAGCAATACTGCTAAATGATCTTGAACTGAAATATCAGATGATGTCCTCCCTTCTACCCCTCTAGAGTACGCATAGTCTTCTACACGTTCAACACGGGGTCCTTCAAATGTCTGGATAGTACGATCATAGTAATGGCTGAATACAGGCTCTATGCCACCAGTGACATTATCTGCCACAAGGCTGATAGTACCAGTAGGAGCAATACTAGTGAGGTGGCTGTTGCGTATGCCATGTTCTCTAATCTCCTTCTTAACAGATGCAGGTAATGTACGTACAAAGTTAGACTTTAAATACTCTGGACGATACATAGGGAATGCACCTTTTTCTTTTGCTAACAAAGCAGATGCTTTATAACAATTGTCTCTTAAACAAGCAAAGACTTTTTCAGTCCAGTTAAGAAACTCAGGAGAAGCATAAGGGTATCCTAGAAGCTCACCAGCGTTAGCTAGTGCAGTAACACCTAGCCCCATACGTCTTTTATCTTTAGCCTCATCAGACTGTTCTTTAAGCGGGTATATAGTACGATCAATAATGTTATCCATTGCACGTACTACATGTGGAATGTCTTTCTTAAACTGTGTAAAATTAAATGTATAGTTACCAGCACTTTCATCAAGATACTTTACTAAATTAAAAGAACCTAACAAACATGCACCTTGCGGGGGCAACGGCTGCTCACCACATGGGTTAGTGGCTTCAATGGTCTCACAGTACCATAAGTTATTCATCTCTTGTATACGGTCAATAAACAGAACTCCAGGCTCTGCCCAATCCCAGGTCGAGTTCATTATCTCGTCCCATACCATTTGGGCTGATAAAGTGCCACGCACAACACCGTCAAACAAAAGATCGTACTCGGTATCGTTATCCAAAGCTTCCATAAAGGCATCTGTAATCCCAACGGAGATATTAAATCCGGTGAGTTTATCACTGTTACGTTTAGCGCGAATAAAGTCGAGTATATCAGGATGGTCAACCCTAAGGACACCCATTTGTGCTCCTCTCCTGTGACCGCTAGAAGCAATTGTTTGGCACACTGCATCAAAGATCCCCATAAAAGAAACAGGACCAGAAGACTGAGAGTCGAGAGAGTTAATATGATCGCCCCTTGGTCTGAGTCTACTAAAATCATACCCAATACCACCACCTTTACGCATAGTCTCTGCAGCTTCTGCAGCACGTTTCATTATAGACTTCATATTGTCATCAATAATACCACTAACAAAACAATTAAAAGCTGTAGTAATACGCCTACTTCCCATAGCATTTTGGACTCTACCTGCTGGTAGAAATCTCATATTCCCAAAAATGTCTTCTAGTTCTAATTGATGTTCAGGAGTATCATTAAGTGCTCCTGCCATGCGTTTTACTTTATCATCAAAGGACTCACCTTCTTGACGATACTTCATTGCATCAATCTCTTCAGAAATAGATGTGACTGGTCCAGCGTATTCTACATTTCTCATAATATTATTACCTCTTATTTGAATAGATTTTTCCTATAAGGGGTATATACTATTAAACTGCTCTCATCCTTTGTACAAGCCGATCAGCACGATTTGTTACTTGTTGATACCATTTACTATCAACCATTTCTACTGCAGCCCTGTGCCAATCACCAGAGTCTACAGCTGCTCTCATCCCTACAAACTTACTAAGCCGAGGTCTGCCCATATTAAACATCATATTAGCAATAATTAATTGGACTTCTTCAGGCAAAAGTTCGAAGTTGGAATATAACTTCTTGCACTCCGATAACACCGTTTCGACATCTTTAGCGAAACACTCATTAACTCTATTTTCCGAGACTGGTGTGCCAACTTCTTGTCCATACTCAGGATCGCTGTCAAGAATAAGATGACCAATACCGTGTGTAGGGAGGTTAAGATGATCCAAGTAGATTTCATACTTACATCCCTCATCAGCCTTAAGTTCTTCTCTTAGTTTATCTATATTCATTTAGTTAGCCTCTTTTGTTTTTCATATGTCCTGAGTCCACCAATCCCCAACATGCCGCCTAGAACGGGCAACAACGTGCCCATATCAAATTCAGGTAGGGTAGGTAGCTGAGTGCCCGTTAAGGCTACTACAAAGAGCAGGACGGGCTGTAAAACAAAGTGATAGGCAAAAGCAGACGCACATACCCAACCAACTGCTGGTCTCCAGCCGCCCTTAAATATAGAGCCTGAAGCTGCCTCTGCTTTGTTTACTTCTATTTGAGCAAGTGCTAGTTCTTGGGCATGTTTTTCTCCCATCGTAGCAAGCTCATGGGCAATCCTTGCTTTTTCATCAGCGTCAGGAATAAACTTATCTAGTAGTCCTGTAACAGGGCCTATTAATGCAGATATCATGTTGCTACTCCTGGAGTTTTTATATCATGGTGTACACACTTATATGCTTGAGGTATATGATCTGGCATTTCATTTATAAATTCACGCATTTCTATTGAACGTTCTACACATTGTTCTCTTGTTTCATATGGCCCTCTTGTGTCTTCTAACTCAAAACATGTGTTAGGGTTTGATGCCAAACAAACCAGTACTAATACTTCAAACATTTTAGTCTCCTCTAAGTTACTGGTGCACGAGATATTGATACCGCCATAGCAATTATTATTACTATAACAGCAGCAACACATCCACCAGCAATTAATATTTGTTTTATTAAATCTTCTCTTTCTTGTGCTTTTATTCTTTGTGCTTTTTTAAAAGCTGCTATTCTTTCTTTTTCTTCTCTAAGTCTTTTAGCTCTTTCATCAAGAATAGATTTCCATGTTCCATGACCAAATCGCATATCAACTAATGTAGCTACTTCTTGAAGTTTTTCTTTAGCCAGTCTAGCATCTATAACTTCAGATGCAACACCTCCGATACCCCCAAAGTTATCTACTCCAGCTTTTTTATTTCTTTGTTGTTGTACTTGTTTTTCGCCCTCAAACAACTTATCTATATACCCAGCTATTTCGCTTACATCATTGGCAGTACCGATCATACTTTTGATACCGTCAACCGCGCCTTTAACTAGTGCTATACCTGCCATTGTTTCCGCGATCATTTTAACCTCACATTTTCATTAAGAGAGAGGATGCTAGGCCAACGACTATAACCGTTGATCCCATTATCATTGCTTCAAGTCTCCACAGTCTTTTGTCGAGACCTGATAGTTTATCTTCCACTGCTTTATAACGTACAGCACATTCTTTTTCGTGTGCTTCTAGCTCTATAGCAACTCGTAATTCTGGTGAAACTTCTTGTACCGTTTTCATTATCCAGCGATTTCCATTACAGTTATTGCAGCAGTATCACTTGCGCCATTCACATTGACATAGGCAGTTCCGCCAGCAATGCCATTTGCAAAGTAAAGTTGAAATGTTGTTGCTGATGTACTTCCAGCATCTGCTAAAAAACTAAAACTACTACTCGTAATTGATTGACCGCCGGTATTGTAGGAATGAACATAAGCAAATCTTCCACCAGCAGTTCCTGAGACTAAAGTTACTGCACTTCCATCTCTATAAAGATATAAATCAACACCTTTAGAAGCAGTGTTGTTGTAAACAGAAGCGTCTATATGGACTAATAACTTGCTGTTGGCAAAATTAGGAGTAATGGTCTGCGCCAATCCAGTTGCTGATGGCGTTTGAGATGTAGTCGCCACTTGAGTATTAAATGTTGTGTTTAAAACCTGCAACACACTACCACTACGAATAGGAATACCAGCCGATGTAACTGCGCTAAGAGACTGATTGTTTAATTTTGTTAATGCCATATCTGTCTCCTACTTTAATGCTGTAATAGATAAAATTGGCAGGTCAGGAAAACCAGCGTTGCCACCGTCCCAATAATGAGTATGATGCACCTTTCCCGGATAACTGGAATTATATCTTCTAGCTGTCATATCAATTGTTTTTGCTGATGTCCAACTAGCAACACGCCCTGTTGCTGAAGAAGCAGTACCACCAATGGGGATACGCCACTTAAAATGATTATGCATTTGGTCATATGTACCAGCGTATCCAGAGGTTTGTCTTGAGCCTGTAATTTGCGTTCCGTCTATTCTCATTGCTGTATGAATAATTCCCGGATATGATGTATTTTCCCATGCAACTTTATATTGAAATTCATAAATTACGCTAGTTGTTCCTGTCGGTGGGGTATAAGAAATACTAGAACCAGTAGTAACTACATGGCTATCAGTTAAAGCATAACTAGCTGTTACATTCGTTGGGGTATAAGTACCAGACGGTACTGTGATAGCTTCACCGTTACAAACCACTGTAAATGTTTCTAATATGTTAGAGCTTACAAAATCATGTGCGCTGCCATCTGCTTTTAGGATGGAGTCTACTTTTAATATACTTGTCATTTGTATCTCCTATCCTAACAAAAGGTTTACATTGCCAGCATCAAAGTTTCCTGTAGCGGGGAATACTTTAACCTGTGTACACTCTGCGCTTAGATTGACTTGGCCTGTGAGTGAGATAAAATAGGCACTGTAGGCTCTTGAAATTAAATGAGAACCCATCATCCATTTGTTGCCGCCAAGATGTGTAAATGTAATTGTTCCACTCATATTTGCATTATCATTTGTCCAAGCTGTTAGTCTGAAGTCGTTAGCCGTACCATTTCCATATCCAGCAAACGAATTTCCTGCTGTTCCATTTGAGTCATTAACTAAGTAATTTGTGCCAGTTTCTAAACCACTAGCAGTCCCAAGCTGTAATTTTAGATAACCGCTAGTTGGCCCTGAAACATCATCAAGCACTACAGTAAATCTATTTGTTCCCGCTGGGATTCCTGTGAAAGTTTTGTTTGATAAGCCTGACAAAGCGACAGGTGAACCAACTAAAGGTGGTTGTGGTTTTGCAAAAGTTACTACGCCTGTTGAAGCTATGGTTGCCGCTGTAGTACCGTTTGTATGCTGGAGGGTTTCCACTCCTATAATTGAAGCCATGTTTTCCTCCTATCCTGCTATTTCCTGTGCCATAATAAATGAAATTCCACGCTCATGTCCCGCTACATTAGTATCAGAAACAGTTTTATTTAAATGCCAAGTTCCTGTGCCATTATCAGAAAATGCTACTTTATAATTAATAGTTGAAGTAGTTGAAGGTGTGTCAAAGTATGTGTATTGAGCGTTGTCTGGTGTTGAATTATTATCAGCAGCATAAATCGTTATATTGGTTCCCATATGAATACCTACGTTTCTAGTCCCATCAGGAGGAGAAGATAATTTAGTGCTGTCTCGTAAGAAAAACCAAGTGCTATCCCATGATGCGCCATCCCTACTCCATTCACCAGTTACTCCCGCTGTAAGCATGATAATTGAAGAAGAAGATAATGGAGTAATGTTTACGTTTAATGGTGTAACAGTAGTTGTGGATAAAGCACTTGCAGAAGTATGAGTGCTTGTAGCTATTACTTGTGTGTATTGGACTTGGATAATGCCGCCTTGAGGCATCATAATTTTATTACCAGAAGTTTTACTGGCTATTTCATCTACATATAACTTACTCATATCACACCACCGTAAATGTGCCGTTGACAGTCAACGTAGCTGCAAGTGTAAATGGTCCTGCTACAAGAGCGTTCTCACCACTGGCAATTGTTGTATTATCTGTTAGGCTGTTAGGGTTAACACGAATATTAGCTACACCACCACGACTAATAGTGCTACTAAGCTTTGCTGTAGTAACTGAGTTATCTGACGGTACTGTATGATTACCTACTTCTCCTAATGCAAGAATATAATCAATGCTGTCTGAAGAAGAAAGGTTAGAGGCGAACACAATGTTACTACCACTGACACTATAAGCGTCATTAGGTGCTTGTGTTACACCGTTAAGAGACACAATCAAAGACTCTGCGTTAGCTGGCGTAAATGCAGCACTGTTGTAAGTAAGTGCATACGTAGCTGTAGCAGACGCTGTGAGTGATCCTAGTTTTTTAAAGTCCCCTGCGAGGGGTTGTTTGCCTACATATGGCATTAGTCAGCCTCCTCTATTGTTAGAGTGCCAGCGTCTACTTGACGCATAGCCTCGTCATATTGTCTATTCCCAATTTCCTTTGGAACAACCACTTTCTTACCATCAATAGTTGCAAGAAAACCGACTATTACATCATCTTGCCCCGGTGGTCCTTTTGACCACTTTGCGTTTTCAATAATCATTTATAACTCCGCATCTACTTTAAGGGTTGTGTCGCCATATGAATACAACATGCAAACTGTATCATCATCTAAACCCGAATAACCATCTGCGTTGTTATTATAGAGAGATGCACCTGTTGTTGTAGTTTGCGACCTTATTGTACTACCCTGAGTAACAAGGTTTGCGGTAGAGTCTGTAATCCCTACATTGCCAGATGAATTACCTATTGTTGGAAAGGTTAATGTTGGAACAGTTCTTTTTTCCACCTTCCAAAGAACTTGCGCTAATACCCATTGAGTCGTTGAATATGAGTTTCCTGATAAAACATAACCCAGCCAGTTTACGTTTTCAAAATACCTCTGACACTTAGCTAACGTGGTTCCATAGTCCTCAAATTCAAAGGGTGATGCTAGGTCTCCGATTTCAAGTTGCACTTGAGATAGGTAAAAATTGTTGCTTGTGTTATCCATCCAGTTTACTTGATTAGTTGTGGTGTAGTGTAAACCATTACTAGACCAAGCGTTGTTCGTAGAACCATTAAGATCTGTGCCAGAACACAACATCCAGACTACATAAAAACCAACACCATTGTCATTGTTAATAGCCCCAGCAGCAGAGGTAATAAATGATGTACTACCAGCCGTAGGGCTTATAGTAATGGTTTTCTTTTCCCATGTGTTTGCTGATGAAATAGTATATTCATGCACAAAGTTGTATTGAGTACTATCTGCCTTTATTAAAGCAATTGTATAAGTTCCTGTCTTGCTAGACTTAACCCAAAATGAAAGAGTTAATGTTTTTGCAGATGAAGTTCCATATTGCAAGGATTGAAGATTTTGTGCCTCTATAACTTGCTGGAAATAAGCATAATCTCCTGCCGCCATACTTGTGTCAGCAGTTGTAACTTGTAGCTTTAATGAGCTGCCTGACCCTATTGGTGAATCACTAGACTTTTCGCTAGTGTATGCACCAGCCGTTCCTTCAACAAATCTAAATCTATCAACAGTAGCATAAGCGTTTGTTACTGCCGTGGCAGAGGTGGCTCGTTGCCAAACCTGCAGATCGCCATTAATAATTAAATTCTTGTTACTTTGGATAGCAACATCATCCATGCTATCACTTCGTATTTTACTTAATGCCATCATAGCCTCCTATTAGTAAGGGCTATCACCAAGTAATGATGTATCCCACGCTGCCTTTAGCTTTGTAATTGTATCTGCGCTACTGATAGCTGAAGCTGCAGGTGCATCTCTAAGAGATTTCTTTTTATTAACACTTGCAGTCTTAGCAGAAGCATTATCAGCTTCTAGCGCTTTCATATAAACTACATCCTCTGCTTCAAGAAGTGGTTTACGCACCTCTCTGATCTTGTCTTTAAACATATCTTTAGCTTTTGCAACATCTTCGCTAATTACTTTTTTATCACTATCAAGAACCCAAGCGTCACGAAAGCTACGATCTGCAGGTACAGTAACAGAGTCCGCAAGAGGAGTCTGATCACCTACTTTAATATATGTATCTACCATTAATTTCTCCTATGCGGCAAGCAACTCTTGGTTGATCTTCCATGCGTTTCGCCACTCTCTAGTTTTAGGTAATTGTTCTTTCTTACAGATAACCATCTTTTGACGATTACCTTCGTTATATGTTTGCCACACATCTGGAGGACAATCTTTCTTTATAAGATATTCTATCGCCTCTTCTTCTGTCATTGGACCTATAGGTTTTGTTTCGTGCAATAAATTTCCGCGAGTGTGTTTAGTAAACCCTTCTTCTGCTTCATCCTTGGCTAACTCCCAGTACACCCATACAGGTGGAAGAATATTGCCTTGTAAAGCGCAAGCCATCCAATTAGGATCTGGTACAAGTATCTTAGCGCACTCGTCAATGTTGTCCTCGTACACTACACGATAGTCAGACTGTACACCGTCTAGATTTTCTTTAGCCCAGCATAGTCTGTCAAATAGGTGTGTGCCTTGAAACTCTGGTGTCGTTGTCATTATGCTAGGTCTCCTGCAATTCCAATTCCGTCAATACTAGCACCATCTGAAGCACCGCCATCACTACCAGCAGAAGAACCGTAATATATGGTATAGTCTATATACGCTGCATTTCTATCTGCAATTTGACTTCCTGAAGCACCACGTGCGCCACCTGTGTTCCCATCATTCATAACACCAGCAATAACTAGATAAGTTGCATTACCCATGTTGTTTGTGTAAGCAGGTTTTCTTCTGCCTGTTGACACATCGGTAATACCACTCATATTCAGACTGTCATCTATAGCAGGTGTTGCACCCCCAGAAATGCTTGCCCACGCTTTTGCACTACCATTCACAACGTA